GAAGGTAGTATATTCAGGATTAGTTTCTATAAACTTTTCACTTATAGCAGTAACAAGATTGTCATATTTACCATTCTCATTAAATATAGTAGATATAGTTACTTCAGTAATCTCACAATCTGCAAGGAGTTGTACATCATTAATGAGCCGTCCACTATCGGTAGCCATATCTCCTGTATCAAGATATAGTAAGTCTGAATTAGTGTTTAATCCTATTGAGTTAGCATATTGTATATGTTCACAAACAACATCTATATCTTTTGGAACTCTTCTTTTATATTTCTTTAGGGCATCACGATCAAAAGTTTGAACACAGACCACTACAATATTAAAATTATATTCTCTCAATACATCTAATTGTTCTTTACTCCAATCACATACATGCATTTCCATACATTTATTTTTAATGGATTTGAAATTGGGAATGAGATCAAAGAGGTTTCTCAATTCATCTGGAGACATTAAAGAGGGTGTACCCCCACCAAAGAAATAACCATTGATTTGAGGGGAAGAAAGTATATCTCCATAGAAGTCTATCATTCTAGGAAGATATTCTTCATAATATTGTTTATAACTATGCTTATTAAATATAGTACCCTTGAAAGTACAATATGTACATTGTTCTTTACAGAAGGGGCTATGGATATACACTCCAGTTGGTTGTCGAGTGTTTTTCCAAAAATCTAGTACTTCTCCTGATGTGATTTTTTTCATATTACGACTCCATCATACCAATTTTTGACACTTCCACGTTGCCATATTCCATATCCAACATTATCTTTACCTCTTACAAATAAACCATCATCATCCATTTGTGAAACACTTTGAATTACATCATACATTTCTGGATCATCTGGGAGAAGAGTTTTTGCATAATTCCAAAATGGAGTATCATATTTAGATCCAAACTGATAATGCCAAAGTATGAAATTTTTTATTTGAAATATTTGCTTTTTTATTTGTTCGGCAGCATCTATTGGGCTTTCATTATAAAAAATCCAACTATAAATTATACGAGCCCAATCAAGATATGTTGTCAATGCAGTAGCTTCTAATGGTTCTAGGAAAAATAATTTATTACCATTTAAAATTATTCTATTATCTATTATCGGTGTTCTAGCTACATAATTTTTAAATCTAAGTTTATCAGTTGGTACTACATCAAACAATTCCGTGAAATTTTCTTCTGCTTCTAAATCTGATGTAATATCATGGTTATACAAATATCCATAAGATGTTGTATTTGTTGTATTCGGTATTACAAAAGTCCATCCATCAGGAGTAGCAACTGTCCTAGTCCAATTAATATTTGGTTCTCTGTTTTGAGATTGTCCTAAGATAACAGCATTTAATGGATTATCTAATGGAATATAATCACCCCATCCACTTATATTATCTAATATTGGACGACCCCTACAATCGAAAATATAATCAGAATCTATGTCATCATAACTGTTTACATTTCTATCTGATACTTCAAATAGTCCACACTTTAAGACAGTTTCTTGTAATTTTTTTGGTGAAAAATGTATTCCCATTGTATCAAAAGGAAAGGGGTGCATGAATGTTTCCTTTTTCTTTCCCCAATTTTCATATAATATTCCTGTCTTTATAGTTGCATCTATTGGGTTATTATACCAATCAATACCTAATGCACTCCATAAAAGTTGAGGGGGTTCAGGAAAAGTGGCTTGACCAACTTTTTCTGGTAAAATATTTTTATCGTGGATTAGTTCAATTTGAACATCATTAATATTTTCTTCTATAGTAGTATAATATGCAAAATGTAGAGCAGTGAAACATCCTGCATTACCACCACCCAATATAGTTATTTTCATATTCTATTCAGTTATAAGTTGAGACAAACCAACCTGTTGCATATAATTTATGACCTTTTATTGGAGGATTTCCTCTATGTAAATGTGTAAAATAGGCTGGCCACATTAAAACATTTCCAACTTCTGGGGGTATTCTTTTTGATTGGTATAAAAATTCAGTTTCACCACCTTCTTCTGGAGCCTCTAAAAGAAACATCCACGCTAGTACTCTATCAGCAGTATTTCTTGGACCGATCTCATGATGCCAGTCATGATATCCTTGAGTTGGATATGCACAATGGATTTTCCAATTTTCTGAATCAAGTGGCATTTCTTCTATACCATATTCTTGAGCATAACGTCTTAATGCTTCTATCATCGGATTCCACACATCATCCATTTGTACATGATCTAATAATGTATTACTCATTGACTCAAACTGATCCGCACCTCCTGGAATATGTACTAATTCATCTTTTCTTCTATTTGAGAGAAGGCCAGAATCCTTAAAAGAAGAGAATGTAATACCATTTCCCTTTATATCCCAAAAGAATTTCGCCAAACCTTCACACACTTCTTTTGGAATACAATCTATAGCTTTCATTATATGTTGATCAAATTCACATTCCATTGTTAGTTCCAATAATTTTCATTGTATTGTTGTTCTGCTCTACGAATAGCCTTATTTTGATCTTTGACTCTCTGTTTAGCCGCCTCTTCTCTCTTGAGTTTCTTTCGAGCCGAGGGTTTCAAATAATGTTTTCTACGTTTAAGCTCAACAAAAAGCTCTTCCGCGATTACTTTATTTTTTAATTTTTGTATTGCCCGTTTGGGGTCTTGTTTTGGTCCTATGTTTATTGTAATCATAACATTTTATATTAGTCAATATTTGCTAATTTCTTTTCCACATCACGTAATGTAAAAAACTTTGGAATGCCTTCACCTTCTTTCATATATGAAGTCCAGTTCTCGGCGTTAAAATTATAGTTAGTTCCCTTATGTCTAAACAGTTCAAACTGTCCAGTTTCACCCTCTTGTATCATGACATTGAAACCAAATTCCTTCATTTCAGCAGAAAGACTTTCCGCCTGAGGTTTGTAGTTTCAAGATCCACAATACTTAATCAACCAAGCTGGGTATTTTGGGTCTTTATTCATAACTCGACATATATCCTTTGTTGATTAGTTCTTTTGATTCTTTTTCTAACTCTTCAATTCTATGTTCTAGGGTCGAAATTGTAGTGTACAAATGACCCGTGTCATGTTCTTCAATCCTTGATCTGAAAACTTCTATTTGTTCTCTGAGTACTTCGATTGTTGCTGCTGTGTCTCTGTGACTTCTGATGTTACTTGTTCCCATGTTGAATCTCCTAGTTGTCTTACTTTAGCAATACATTCTCCATAAGGTGAATCCCATTCATCAGGTCCTATTAATGTTAATACTAATTTTTTTTCTTTCTCATATAGATAGTATTCTTTTAGATGTACGGGTTTAAACCCATACTCTGCTGTTGCTATTTTTTCTGCTAACCTCACTCTATCCATAATCTCTTGTGCTTGATCAACTAATAGTTCTGCGTGTTCTTGTAGTTTCTTTATTTGTTGATCTGCATGATGTCTCATTATTGTCAAACTATCTTGTTTAACAAGATCTATTTCGAAATCACCCTTCCATACTATATTCTTTTCACCCATATTATAGACAGTAAAAAACTCCAGCTACATCGTAACCTTGTGAATTCACATCTTGACAAAATCCATGAGGTTTATCCCAATGGTATATTGTTGTAGTAATCAGAATAATATGCATTGATTTTTCCCATAACCATGCTTCTGTAAGCCATGGTAAAAACCATATTATTGCTTCAATCATCTATTAATTTCTTTGTTAAATGTTGGATGAGGAGTACCACAAACATTAAGCCATTCTTGGTCATCCATAGTCCACTCTTCAAGTTTGTAATCATAGACCATCCACATTTGATGATCTTCCTCATTACAATATTCACAGTACATTTGTTCAATTACTGTTGAGGGGTCTAATTGCTTAGAGTGAATACATCCTATTTGTCTCCACCCCTTTATCGGATCTAGTTCCTTAAAGATTGTTCCTTCCATTCCACCCATTCTCTCTGTCAAGTCCATACAATGTTCACCTTCTTTGAGGTTCTTACATTGTTGTCTTTGTCTGAGAGGGTCATCCCAAAAATCCCAATCTGGATCTGAATTTCCAAAGAAATATCCCCATGCTCCATCGGGATTTTGTTCTATACCTCGCATCATACCAAACGGCCCACATCCTACTACTAAAAATAAAGTTAATATAATTAGATACTTCATTTCTTAAAAACGCAATTGTATAAATACGGGTGTTAGACCGGTCAAATTAAAAGAAGTAAGGTGATTAAAAAAAAGATCACCAAAAAATTAAATAGAAAACATAATAGAATAAACACATTAAAGCGATCCATTCTATCTGCATCCAATGTCCGAAAAGTTTTCCTCTCAAAAAACCCTCCTTTCTGGGATATCAATCCCATAAGTCTTTATCCCAATCCTTGCGATAATGTTCTTTTGACTTCTTGTGTTTCTTTTTAGGTTTACTACGTGAAAGATCACGACCCCATATTCTACCTCGGCCCTTTCTCTCTAAAATAGTTCCCCCATTCCATATTTCTGAAAAACTCATACTATCCTTATATAGTGTATGCGGCCAATATTTGACCAAGAATTAAGCCAGCAGCTATTGCTGACAAAAATATAAACCATTTTCCTGTATAATCCATTAATAATTGTCCTTGTGTATAAAATTCTCACAAGACTCTCCGATACCTGGAATTACAGGTTTTCGTGGTCTTGTCTTGTCGTTTATCAAATCCGGTTTTCCCCATCTCGCCTCACGAAAGAATCTATACTCGTTTTTTGGATGAGTGCATCTAATACCCCCACCTATATCTACGAGCCATTGTATATGATGACAGTTGTTACAACAAACTACATCTCTGGGGATATCATCCCATACTCTATACTTACTCATGATATTTATTTAATTTAACTACTATTATACAGTATAAGTGGGGTTTTGTCAAGTGTTTATTAATTCAAGAGTTCATCATCAATGTCTTCTTCTTCTATATTCTCTTTGATTATCTTCTCTACCTTTTTTGTGGCCATCTCTTCTGCGTGTTTTAATATAACTCGTACTATTTTATCTTCATCAAAAGGTCTACTTTTCTGAATGTGCATTGCTAATTCTACTGCATCTTCTGGATGATCATACCATTCATGTTTCCAATCTCCTGCTACAAAGTGTTTATCTTTAGTTTGATAAGAGAGTTCTCCAGAATTGTTTTCATACCATAGGTGAAGTACTCCAACAAATGATTTTTCCTCTTTATGTTCAAATCCTTGTATAATGTGATCTATACCTAGAGATGGTAGGAAGGGAAATATGGGATCTCTATAGAGTTTATATCTAAATTGAGTGTTCATCGCAAAGCGAAGTTCATCTCTCATTTTAGAATCCATTGGTAAGTATACTTTATCACTCATATCACCACGGCCACGATCCGCTCCATTTCATATAAGGTTCTCTATCAAGTAATAGATAGTCTATTTTTTCAGGCTTCATTTGTTCAAAGTGTCTCATAACATCAATGTGAGAAAAATTTGCACAAGAATAAACATCACATTGTACTAGTGCAGGTCTTTCTTCATCCCAAATGTGTATTGATATATGAGATGTTTCAATCATTACAATACCAGTTACTCCACGATTACCTTCTTTGGACACATACGATGAATATGGACCTCCTAAGATATTCATGTCAATTTTTTTCACCAAATCGCGTAGCCATTTTTTAGTTTCGGGTGGGGTAATTAATGGTTCGTTCACTTCTGCTCTAATGATCATGTGTTTGTGAACTACGTTTGGCATTCTACCTTTCTGAATCCACTATGTAAAATTCATTCCCTTTTTCTTGGCTTTGGGTTTAGTGGTCTTCTTTTTTGTGGTTTTCTTTTTCTTTCCAACTTTAATTTCTTTGGGCTTCCTTTCCACAGTTTTTTCTTCTAAGACATAATCTTTTTCTTCAGACTTAAATATGTTAAGTACTTTTTTAATCCAACTCATGCTATCTCCTCAATGGTGACTTTTAATGGATATTGATTTTGTTGTGCTTCTTCAGCAGTATCATACGCTTTTTGTTCTGCAATTTCAAAGTGATATATTCCCGCAACTCCCATACCATCATTGTGTACACTTAACATAATTCTTTCTGCACGTTCAAATGGATGATGGAA